ACTATCATGCAAATAGGAAGGGTGAGTGATATGTTCGATTCGGTGCTTATTATTTGCGCATGCGTTATCGGTATTGTTGTTGTTTTTGGTATGATATAGTATACAAAAAGTAAAGCCCCTAGGCTGACGGCCTAGGGGCTTTTACTCATGTGTCATACAAGGTATTGCGTTGTACCATCCACTGCTTTTAGTGCGACATATCGGGTCTTGCCTGAGCCACCGATATAGTGTGCCCAAATGAATCCGTCTGCGATTGTGCCGCCACTCATGAGGTTGACAGCCTGTCCTTTGTGGTATTGCGCCACGATCTGACTGTGAGTACTGGGTGCCTCGCGCACGTTGAGCGCCGGCACGTTGACGCGATAGGTGCGCGCGGTGATCGCGACGGTGTTGGTATTACCGTTGCCGCCGTTGTTGTCTCGGGGATGAAAGTAGCCTATGATACCTCTTTTGCTGATATTGACATATCCGGCGCGGTTGGGGTTTTGACTGATAGTCTGTAGAGTGCCATTGCCATTGTCTCGCACTACGATGGCGACGTGGTTCATGCCCTTGCGTTTCCAGAATGCCACGTCACCGTAGGTTGGCGTGTAATTGGCTGACTCTTTGGTGAAAGCGTTTTGCAATGCGCGAGAGCGGTCATATCGTGCAGTGTACACGCTTGCCGCATATCCGTCTACGGTGTTGGTGTCGGCGGCTGGAATGTCATACACGTTGCGCGCGTAGCTGCTCCATAAGTCCCAGCATTGTCCGCCGTACGCGCCGTCCATGTCGATGGTTTTGCCGTTGACTGAGTTAATCCACTCTTGGATATTCATTTTTCGCTCCTTACATTGTTTGTGTCAGATATAATGTTGCCGTCACCCACGGCGTTGCCGTGGTGAGCATGAAGATGAATGCGGCACGGTGGAACTGCGGATATTGGACGGTGAAGGATGCGAACCACATCGCAATTCCAATTGTCGTAAGCCCGCTCAGTATCCAATATGAGCTGATAGTGTTCATTTGCTGTGCTTCGCGTTAGGCGTGTTTTGGGAAAATATCGACATGAATGGCGAGTCCGCTAATTCCGGATTGATCGCTGTGACGTTTTCCAAAATCGATGTAAGCTCGATTATGCATATTCCGCCAACGGTGAAGATGAATACGGACACCGGCAGTCCTAAGTCGACATGTAGATTTATTTCGTCGACGAACCATGCTGTCAGTACGAGGATGAAGTAGGCGAACTTGTGGCCTAGACCCTCCCGCATTTTTTTTGAATTTAAATTATTCTGCATGATGGCTTTCGCCACGCCTGTCACATAGTCGGTGACAATGAAGAATGTGACTGCGATAGCGCACCATACGTCCGCTGTTGTCATTGTTGCTGTTCCTTCCTTCCTACTTGCCTAACAGCTTGCCTATAATCAAGCCAAAATCGGCTTTGACCTGAGAGTCATCGAATCTTATTTTACCAAGCCGGTAGCCGGTTGTGAGTCGCCGTATTATATCATCTGATTTTTTGACGAACCATGTTTTTTCGTCAACGTGGTTCGGGTCGAGCGTATAGACGGGGCGATTGTTGTCTTTTGGAATACGTCGTGAAACATATTGTGAAACATGTCCGTCGCGCTCGGATATGGAAACCCATATTCCAAAACGTGCGTAATCGGTAGTGTCCAAAATGTAAGACAGCTCGCCGTCGCTAGGAATTGGCGATATCAAAGTGTCCGACTCGTCGCGGAATTTGTTGCGGATCGCATAATCCGCGTAGTCGCCATCGTACTTTTCAAGAAACCTGCCGAACTTGGATTGTGCTACTTTTGCCGAGAAGCCACCATAGTCAGCCAATTCCAAACAGATAAACCCGCCGCAATAGAGTTTGTATTGTTGCCGGTTGGTTTGCTGTGCACCAATGTCCAGCCGATATTTTGCAAAATATGGATTAGCCTTTTGCACTGCGTTTGAAAGGAATAGTACTTTTGTCCTATCCTGCCAACGATCAACGGTATTGTAGAACTCGCTGAACGAGTTCACTTCATTGCTTAGAAAGCGTAGGTTGTCGGGGAAAATCTCGTCAAAGATAATCAAGTGTACTTTTGGATAGGCCACTGACTTGAGTCCGCCCGCTTGCGAGAGCGCGACGAAATAGCAACATGTCCGCCAATCCTTCTCGTCCCACGACGTCTTATGAATCTGCCCTTTTTCGCCATTGACACGAAATTCATATAAGGGGAAGAACTCTTGGATATCCTTGAAGAAGGTCTCCTTGCGATGTTGTTCCACGTCGGTGCGCCGAAGATAAATGAATTCGTGGCCGTGTTTGATGTACTCTTTGATACCATACCGTTTCGCGGCGAACGTTTTGCCTAGTCCGCGTGCGCCGATTATGAAGTTCCACGGCGCGTTTCGCGTCAACAGATTGTGCAAATCGTAATAATCGCTCTCGTTAAGCGTTTGCAATGTCATGCTTGCAACCCTCCTAAAAACTAGTGGAGGGCGTGCGCCATGACTCGCACGCCCTCCACCAACCTATCATTGGCAGCCGTTCAAGGGGAAAGGTCATCATACAACCACTGCCACTATTAAGTATACCACACTTTTAGAACGCGGGTGGATTAGACTTGCCATCCCAAACACTCAATAACGAATACGCCTGATTGTATCGCGTCGTATACGGGCCGAACGGGAACGTTGATAGAATATTGCCTTTTAATTGTGCTAGGTTCGACGCCTTCGGTACCTTGAGCGCGTTCGCGGGCGATTGGTGGTATGCGGTCACCCAAAGAATCTGCATTTTAGTATCACTGTACTCTTTGGGGTATTCCGCGTAGTCGGCGGCGAACTGCTTGCGTTGGCCATCACGTGACTCACTCCGTCTCGCCCATGTTTGGAATGCGGCCGCTTCCGCTGAGGTGAGCGAACGTTTGAACGTGCCGCCCGACTCCATGAGTGCCGCGATTTCAGGCGCGGCGGTTTTAAATGCGGCATATCCGGCTGGGTCGGCCGACTTCATCGCGTTCAACACTTGAAGTCGGCGCTCGAAGCTCCATTGCGCGATACCAATGCCTTGCAGGTTGGCCGCCTCTACCGCGTCCCATCTCAAACCGGCCTCTACCGCGCCGACCACATACAGTGTGTACGAGTTTTCCGCCGACAATGATACGGACGGGTGTGCCTGACCATTGTCGCCGGACGGCTGTGGTTGTGACGCTTTTTCGGAAAAATTGTTTGCCGTTGTCCTGTAAAAGACACGTGTCCGCGCTCCCGCGTTGTCACTCTCGTGCAAGTAGAGGTTGTCGCCTTGCCAATGGATCCACGCGCCACCACGTGCGGAGTCGGCGGAACCATGACTGTTGTCCCCAGTCGGATTCTTCTCAGTCGATGTTGTACCACCCCCTTCGCCCAGTGCTTTTGGATGCAGATATCCCAAAAACGCCGTCATGTCGAACGTCATGCGTTGGGCTGGGTTAGGGTTTTGCGACAACACTGTGATACGGCCGTTATGCACGCCGTCCTCCATCACGATAGAGACGTGTGAGCCGGTGTGTTGGCTTGAGAAATTCCAAAACGCCACATCCCCCTTCACGGGGCTGTAGTCGGCAGGTTTCTTTTCGAAAATTTGCGACATTTTCGCGTTTGTGGGGAATCTTGTGTAGTTCCCTTCCGCGTATCCGGTTGGCGTGATGCAATCGGACACCGACGCGCCGTACAAGTCCATACAGTACTTGGCCCACAAGTCCCAACATTGGGCGCCATACGCGCCGTCCATATCCCAGTAGCGGCCTTGCGTTTGTTTTACCCACTCGTCAAAAGTAATAGCCATATCCTCATTATAGAGGATATGGCCATTGCTTAGGACAGTCTGTCAGCTTTCGTAGAGGTAACCGTCGGTGGGACGTACCCTGATTTTCCACGCGCTTTTAAAATTGCGATTGAGACGTACGAACAGACGGTATTTATTAGTGTCCGGCAACGTAACCCTTTTGTTGTTGCCTGTGGTCACATCACCGGATTGTCCATTCGAATATGCCCAAATGATTCGAGCATGGTCACGATCGAGAACGAAGGACGCATGCACACCTACGGCTTTGTCGTTTGGCACGGACGGTGTTACCGGTTCAGTGTTATCGAAAGCAACTGTTGTCACATTGTCCTGATAGAAACCGCCGAATGTAGCGCCGTTACGTCGAACGCCCGCAATGATACCAACCTGTCCAGCCGTTGCCACGTCGTTGAATTGGCCGATAGGGGTTGACTCCTTCACTGCGATTACTGCAATGTTCTTCGTTTCGCCGTTTTCGCCAATCTGAACTCGTGACTCGAAGCCCTCAAGGTCGATACTGACCGGCAGCGTCACCGTGCCACATTCAACCAATTCCACCAACATTTGAGAGTCCGCATCTCCGAGTTGGAACAGCCCGCCCGGTGCAAGATATGAGCTTTTCGCCCTAACCTCTTCCGGTATTTCCTTTGATACCACACCGCCTTGTGGAGAATAGTTGGGGCGCATGAAAACGTTCTGACCGGTGCTGAACGGGGTGAAGTTGCGCTCCAACTGTCCGCTAGAGTAATCCGGCCAATTGGAGGTGATGCCATCAACTCCAAGCGTGGTAACACGCTCATAGGCCACTGGGTCATTGATAAGCCACGGATTAATCTTGATCCCAGCCAAATGCGCGGCACTGACCATCGAGGAAGTGAGTTTGTCTTCGCGCGGGTTGCCACAGAAAATACCGGCATGCCTCATATCAGCCCAAGAGTGCGGCATTGCGTCCGTATCCCACGTGTAGGACACGTATTTCGCTCCACCCTCAACGGCGCGGACACACTGTTCCCAACTGAACGACGTCAATTCATGGATTGCGGTGGCGTTATACTTTCGCAGCAATTCCAGCATTGCGTCCGTGGTGGCGTTGGTCAGCGACTTGATTTCGAAATCAACCGGACTATCGCCCACTGCTTGAAGTACCTGCTCCATGCTCACCGGCCTGCCGGTATTACCACCATGCACTTTCGCCTTGACCTCACGGCCCATGAAGTCCGCATATGTGATAGAGGATACATTGGCGGCGGAGCCTGTCATGGTGCGAGCGGTTGACGTGTCATGCAGGATTACCGGCACGCCGTCCGACGTGAGCTGCACATCGACTTCCGGAACATACCCGCGACGTACCGCCCACATGATGCCTTCCATGGTGTTTTCCGGGAACCGGTAGGAACCACGATGCGCGTGGATGATGAAATGAGAGGATAGCTTGCTGTCCACACGGGCGTTCTCAAGTTCGTTGACCTTGGTGGCGGTGTTGTCCAGCTTGGTTTTTTGCGCGGCGGCGGCAGTGGTCGAGCCTGCCCCCAGTGCGGTGAGGATTGCCGTGTTGTTGTCGGCCTTGCGTATGGCGGTTGTCGCGTCCGCCCCCGCTTTATCCCACTTCGACTTATTTGCGGCGGCGGCAGTGGTTGAGCCTGCTCCCAACGCGGCGAGAATCGCCGTGTTGCCGTCTGCTTTGCTTGCGGCGGCTACGGCGGCGGAGGTTGCGGCCGCGGCGTCCGAAATTGATTTATCCCACTTGTTTTTCGATGCGGTGGCGCTGTCAACCGTATTGTCGCCAATCAGCGCCTTCACCACTTCCTCGTCGTGAGTCTCACGCGACTCTACGCCCTCGATGCGGTTGAGGTGCTTTTCGAGTGTATCATCAATGGTACGCATGGAAACGTTGTAACCGTCGCGTAGATCGGCGGGGTCATTGTCGCCATACAAGTTTAGACCGTAATTGTCTGTTTTTGCGTATACGGTAGCCATTTTGTCAGTCCTTTTCCCTGATTTGCGTGTTGAGTTGGGTTAAAATCTGGTCAATCATGCGCATGGCGCGATTGTAGCCGTCGCGCAAGTCCATTGGTGTCGCGTCATTGTAGAGGGGCAACCCCCAATGTCGCGTCACATCGTATGCGGCGGAGTCCACGGGCGTGGTCTGCTGACTGTTCGTCATGACCGTCAATCTCCTGAAGCGGTGGTGGAAACGAACGGCAGACCTTCCGCAGTGACCTTCGTGTCATTAAGGTTTTTGACGGTGTACTGTCCGCCACCGGTTGCTGGAACACGATTAAGAAAATGATTAAGGGCGGTGCCGAGCGCTTCGGCGTTCGCGGCGCTCAGTCCAAGAGCGGTGGCGAACGCCCCCAAACCTTCCGGCAAAGATTCTGGGGTGGGAATGGCGTCAATCCTATCCGACTGCGTTTTCAGCGTCGTATCAAGAATATCCATCGAACGATTGTACGAGCCTTCAAGATTCGGCGCATCGGTCGAGCTATATTTCTCCAAATTATAATTCGGTGTCTTCTGTACCATTTGTCTCTCCTTATATTACTGAGCGGTTTTCATAAAATTGTTGACCACGACGCCATTGGCGAGATTTTCGACCGACAGAGGGTTGACGGGTTCGCCGTCATCCACGTGCACGTCGCGTGGTGTGATGCGTGGCTCGTCGTTGTGGAAAATGGTTTTGTTGCCGAGCACTGCGAACTCAAGGCATGTGTGCGCGGCGGCCATTGGCGTGGATAGTTGTGCCATTTGGTTGACTCGTGCGCCGAACACGGCCAATTCACGGTACATGTCGCGGTTCGTGTTTTTCGAGTCTTCATACTTGCCGCGCGTCGGATTATACGTAAGAGCCGAGTCTTCGTATTGTCCAACCTGCTTTTCCAAGTCATCCAAGGTTTTATTGATGCGCTCGAACTGCTCGTTAAAACCGGCTATCAGCTGTTTGATGGCTTCGACGTCCGCGTTCTCGTCTTTGGCGAGATTGTCTAGCTGTTCGCGCAATTCGTCCACATGTTCGGCCACCTCCTGCACGTAACCGAGCACCGTCAACGTATCGCGGTAGCTAAAAGGCTGCACCGTCGTGAAATAGCGTTGCCGTGGGTCAATGTCCAAGGGGGCGGCGCACATGTTAAGTCCGTCCATATATCCTCCAATCCGTCAATGTCAAGTATACCCTAGTGACCTAAGTTGTAAGCGAGACTCGTGCTGTAAAGCTGCGGCACGTTGGTCATATTGTCGCCACTGCCCCACATACCAAGAAAGAGTTCTTCGAGTGAGTTTACAACCATCATATCAATGTTGAGCATGGTATTACGCCAGTCAAGCAAAAGCTGGGATTGCGAGCCACTAGTGCCGAGCGTATGCGACACGCTGTTGCCTTTGTCAGACGAATGTGAAAAATCGGTGTTGCTGGTACTGGACGCGGTGGTGCTGCTGTCCTGTTGCGTGCTTGTATGCGTGTTGCCGGTCGAGTCGGTTTGCGACGCGCTGGTGGCGTATTGCCTAAAATCATCGATACGAGTCTGCGGAAACTCCGAATTAAAAGTCATTGACGAATTGTCGGCCTTAGTGTCGGACGTGCTGTTCGCCGTGGACTCGTTCGACTGTGTGCCGCTCGATTTTCCGCTGGACTCGTTCGTGCTGGTCGAGTCCATTTCCTGCCGAATGTCCGAAGTGATAAAAGGGTCGAACTTGCGTTGCGCGGACAAATACAGTTGGTTGAAATAGTCCATCTGCTCACGCATGGTACGCCCCAAGTAAAAGACGAACATCTGCGGCGTTTCCGAACCAATCTCACGCAACGCGTAGTGTGCCACGATTTTCTCGTTAAGTTTCGCCCTATAATTTTCATCGAAAATCGGGTAATATTGCGGACTCAAGTGCAGTTTTTCGTCCGTGTCGAAACCGCGTGCGATCAGATTGCCAAGCGTCAGCGTACAATCCGCCATGCTGTCTTTGATGGAGTACATGCTCAAGTCCTGCACCATTATTCTTCCTCCTTGTTTCCATCGACGTCCAGCAAGCCACCGCTGGTGGTGTCGTTCCATTCGATACTAATTGGTTTTCCTGAATCGGCCATTTGCGGCCACAGTCGGTTAATGGTGTCGCACGCCTGTTGACGTGCCTTGAGATAGCTCAGGCGGAAAACGTTCGTACGCGAATTACCTGCCGTCACTTCCGACTCAAGCAGTCGCTCCTTCTTTTCCGTCGTACTGTTGTCAATGCCGAGATAATTGACGAGTTCGTTCCATACCTGCGTTTTGGTGGTGATGATTTTATCCGCGAGGAATGGCGTCATGTTGGGGAACGTCTGAAACATGCCGGTGATATCGGCGCTGTCATACGTGTAGACGTAGGGGTCTCCGTCTTCACGCGCCTTCATTAGATTTTCGGCGGTGAGTTTGTTGGTTTCGGACGTGGCGATAATCAGCGGTACGCTGATATTGTCCAAGTTGACGTCAAGCGCCCTGTCCGCGATAGCCAAACGTGTCGCGTAATTCCACATGACATCAATCATGGTGCAACGCAACTGATTATCCCAAATCGGCACACACTGCTTGCTCCCGATTTGCGGGTGTGAATAATTGGTGGCGACGGGCTGAAAAAGCGTAGGATTATTGTAATTGTTCACTCCGCCAATGTTGCCGGAAGTGACCATAAAACGGTGTACTCCCTTGCGTTTGTCGGGGAAAAAGAGGGCAAGGCCGTTTTCGAACAGAGTCAGCTCCAAATATCTTTCGTCGATATACGGCGGCAGATTGATCCACCTGAAACGGGACACCGCCAACATTTCAATCAGCTTCATGTACTGATTGATTCTGAGTGACTGCCGCATTTCAGGCAGATTGAGATTGCCCCACATGCTACCAAGCACGCTTTGATTATCCCAGTGCGTCGCCTTACGTGCGTTATTGCGCTTACCCATGTTGTTCACCATCCTAATAAATAATGGAGAGAGTAGTTATACTCTCTCCATTATATTAGTATGCGATACCGCTGAGCGGCACGTTGTCCGCATAGTCGGTGACACCGATTTTATTAGGGTCTGTCCATACGGTAACGCCACTTTCAAAAATACCTTTTACGGTCAAGCGATACTCTTCGGGGCACGTGCTCGAACGCACGTACAGCTCATGAAGTTTCCAGTAGGTGAAATTGGTCATTGCCATGAGATTTTCCGGCAGCTTCATGAAGCGTTGCACGTAATACCCGTATCTTAGCCATACTTCGCCAATGGAGCGCATGGCTGCGGGCGGTATCTGCCGGAAGCGTATCATCACGCCAATTAGCCCGTTGGCAAGGTTAAATGCGTCTCCACCAAGCGCTCCCGACGTGGTAGGGGGTACTGTCTGAGTCTGCTGCACCTGCGCATTAATGCCCGCAATCGTGTTCTCATAATCGCCTTGCGCCGTGGCCTGAGCAAGTTGCTTGTTCATATCCGCGAACTGCATTGTCTGTTGGTTGGACAAATTGGTTTGCGCAAGCGAGTAGGCATTGGCCTGTGAGGTGCTTGCGTTGTTAGTGGTTTGCGTGTTCGCCAATTGCTGGTTCGCGGTTGACACGTTGTTATCATAGGTCATCTGGTTTGTCCATGCGCCGATTGCGGTTCCAGCAATGGCACCGGCCACGCCGCCAACATTACCCGCGACGGCGGAGCCAACCGCGTTCGCCACGCCACTGCCGATAGTGTTGAGCTGTGACATTTGATTGTTAAACCCAAGGTTTTTCAGTGTCAGGTCAGTACTCATTTGCGCGCTCTGGTTGCTAATGGCATTCATGGCATTACGATTCGAGGTGCCAAGTCGATTCTGGGCACTCGCATACTGCGTGCCAAGTTGCGCTTGAGCGTAGGCGTTGTTAATGCCCATCTGCGTTTTCTGAAAACTCCAATCCGCGCTCTGCTGGGCATATTGGCGCGTATACGCGGAATTGGCAAGGGCAAGGGCGCTACCGTTGTTGACTGTCATGAAGGTTGGAAAATCGGTGATGCCGAAACTCGCGTTGAGCATTTCGCCGGAATCAATCGGCAATCCGGAATCGTTCGGCAACGGCGATTGTTCGCTGACACCGCCTGCGTTGTACCCGCGCGGATAAAAATTAAGTCGCGGAGATGGCGGCGCGTAGTCCCACGACTCCCGGATAGTCAAGTCAGCACTCGGAATCTGCTCGGGATTATAAGTAATCACAGTCCCGTTAAGGCACGAGCACTCCAGTACCGCATATGGTGCGGTGCGGAATTTTTGCAGATACCTGTACCGTTCGGGGAGTTTGAAATTATCGCGGAAATCCTTGATATGGATGATGTCGGCGTAGCGGCTTTTAGCGTCATTGTGGCGTATTTCCAACCGGTAGCAGTCGCCGCGCCAGTCAATCATGTGATTGAAGAACACGCCCGGCTTCTGCTGATTTTTTAAAAGGGCTTCCGGAAGCTGGGGGATAGCGTAGATGCCGCAAATACCTTGTGTCACCCAAGGGTATTCCGCGCCCGCGCCCATGACGGCAAGGAAGTCCAAGGCGTCCGAAAAATAGTATAATGCTGTGCCGTTTGTGTGGTTTTCAAATGCGCTGCCATCCGCGCACGTGGTTTTCGGCGCGCTTGCCGTGCCGGGGTCAGTGTCCAGTTTCGTAGTGGACACTACGATCACGCCGAAGGTGGTGTACCCGTTCGTTTCGCCAATCAAACTCTTGTATTGCTGCCCAGTGACTACCATTGCCTTTCCTGTGTCCAGTCCTTCGGGTAGGTCGAGATAGGTGCGGCCATAGTCTTTCCACGCGTTTTCGTTCGCAACTCCGACATGCCCCCGTTCGACATAGGCGTTGCCGAGTTGGATATCATGTTGGAAACTCTGCCATACGTCCAGTTGGATATTGAGTTGTGTGGTGTGCGCGTTGACGTAATCGCACGTCTGGACAAAATAATACCATGAACGTGGGGTGTCGAAGTCGTAGTCATTCGTGGCAATCAGGTAGTTATATTGACTGGCTTGTGCGAACGGAATCGGCAGTCGTACCGGCAAGCCGTATTTCGCCATAGTGCAGTCCGAGAACTCGATGCCGTCCAGTCGGTCGAAATACGATTTTTGAGATTGCCTGTCCCATTTTACGATATCCCTATATCCCATATCCCACGGTACGTTGCAAAGCTTGAACCGTGTGTTCGGCGTCCACTTGGCGTACGAGAAATTAATCGGCAGGTCGTTCGCGCTCATAAGGTCCTCCTAAAAAATAATAGGTGTGGATATAAGTCTATCCACACCTATTCTAGCGGTTGGCAATTGTCACTATGCGACGGTGACCTTTGCCGTTCCGGTGGCTCCCGCGAATTTCGCAGTAACGTTGGCGGTACCGGCAGTGGTCCCGGTCAGCACGCCGTTGGGGGTGATGGTTGCGTTTTTGTCCACAGTCCACATGGCGAGGTTGGTCACGTCCGCGGTGTTGCCGTCCGTCTTGGTGGCAATCGCCTTGAGTGCGACATGACCGCCGTTCTTGACAGTCTTTTCGCCCTGAATCTCGATGGACTCGATGGCTCCGGCTTTCCAGCCTCCGAGCCATTGGCCGACCACCGGCACGGACAGTGCGGCGGAAACCGTCTGGTCGATTTCAGGCGTGGCCGGGTTGATGTAGGTTGCCTGAGCGGTGACTTTCAGCGTTTCGGCGGTTTCGTCAAGGCCGCAACGCAGAATGCCGTCATTGTCAATGGTGGTGAACTGAGAAGTGGCGCCTTCGACGGCATACTTAATGCCTGTCGGCTGGAACGTAGCCGTCTCCTCGTTGGCGCTCGTGATGGTGGAAACCACCTGCACCAAGTCACCACGCGACACGTTCTGCGGAGTGATGGCAAGCTGACCATACTTCCTCACGCGCAGCTCGAACTTAGGCGTGGAGGTGGTGAGCGTATCCGGCAGGGTCACGGACTCGCTGGAACCTTCACCGGTCCAAAACAGTACCGCGTTCGCGAACGGGTTAGGGGTGATTGACCCACGGTGCTTGTAGAAGATGTTGCGCGTTCCGTCAATCGGGTTCACGGGGGAATTCGTGGTCTCAAGCATTTCGTCCCAGCAGAAGAAGAAGTCTTCCGTGGTCAGGACGGCCTGAACCTTACCGGCCGCGCCACCGATGCCGAACATATCCTCCGGAATTGGGATAATGCGATACGGAATGTTCACTTTATCGATGTTGAACGCGGCGGCGAGGGCTTCGACGTTGAGTGCGGCGATAACCTGCGGCGTAGCGAAGAGAATGGCTTCCGAATCACGCCACGGAGTCACCCAGCTCATGGCGTTATAGCGCGGCATGGCGCTCATTGGCGACGCCTTGAGTTCGTTCGCCACCTGTTGAATGAGTCGCAGCAGGCCCTTCGCGTCGGCCTCGGCAGAGTCGGCCTTGCCAACGTCGGGGGTATGCACGCGGTAGAAACCGCCCTTACGAGCGTATTCGGCGAACGTCTGCGTCTTCATCAAATACATGTCGTTTCTATCCGAGAGGATAGGAGCGTTCATAATTTCGCTGATATAATCCGACATGCCGCTTTCGCCGTCGAAAGCCGTCAGCAAGGCGTCTTCCGGAATGGTCACGGGGTAATAGTGGTCGAAAGTTAGGGGGTGGAACACCGAAGCAGTCGGCAATGAGTAACGCCCATACACGTCACCCCCAAGGTACTCTTTGTTGAAGTTACGGGTGCGGGCTTTGACGAGTCCCACTGCGGCCTGCTCATAAGTGCTACCGTAACGCTTGAGGGTGCGCGGCGAACCAATCAGCTTGAGCGGATCATCCCAATCCGCATGCTGGATATACAGTCCAATCAAACGCTGGATTAGCACGCCGGTGAACTCGTCGCGCAAGTAGGGAAAGCTGCGCATGGTGTCCACCGCGTTGCGGATATTGCCTTGAGTCGCGGACGGGATACGCACCTGAAACTGGGGGGATGTGGCGGAGCGGACGGCGTTGAAGATCTCAACGTCACCTTTGCCTGCAAGTGGTCGGATATCGGACATTATATTATCTCCTAACTATTTTAGTCGAACAAATCTTCGATTGACTCGCCGTCGTTGTCGCCGTCGCCATCGTTGTCGTTGTCGGTGGGGGTGGGTTCGGTGTAGCCGAGCGTGTCCATCATGGCTTTCAGTGCGGCCAATTCCTTTTCGATGCTGTCAAGGCGTGCGGAAACGTCCGGCTCCTGCTTCGGTTCCGGTTCCTGTTCCTCTTTCGGCTTGACTTCATCGTTCACGGTTTCCGTCTGCTGTTCCTCTTCGGTCGGCGGCGGAGTAGTGGTTTCCTCGCCTTCGGTATTTGGGTCTGCCATGCAAAACTCCTTACGCTGGTAGTGTTTTCACCAAAATTATATCATGCCGCAAGCAAAATAAAATGACCCCCGCAATCACGCGAGGGTCTGACTGTCCTATCAGAGCGCAAAATTGAAATTCGTAGGGCACTGTTACCACAACAGCAAATCACCGTCGGCGGCATTCTCAGCCGTGGTAGTCCGACCTGTGTCGCTCCCAGTCAAAAATTGGCGCTCACAAGACATAGATATTATAGCATAACCGCGGTTCCGTAATCATCTCGCACTTGCACGCCATGTCTAAACTTCTCGTAGGGGATAGGCTGGGAGAGCATGTTCCCGGCCATGCAGACGTCCACTTCACCGTCTTCTCTCCATCCTTGATAACGGTTCATTCCAAGGATAGTCAGTCTCTCGTATTTTGCGGCGATCTTCCACTTGCCGAGTTCGGTTGGATGTATGTCACACGACTTTACCGGCCCCCAACCGCTCAAAATACAACCATCCGTGTTCGCATACAGGAGTCTATCGGCATTCGCGTGGCACACGTCCATGAGCTTGCCGCGCGCGTAGGCGTTGACCCATACTGGTACGGGCAGATAGTCGGTTTTCAAATTCGATTCTTCGCGTTGTGCGACATCCCAGTCGAGGGTGATGCCGTCTTTTGAGGTCGGTAGCATGACGGCGCCTTTTGGCAGACTCGCCATTTTGCCTACAAGAGCGTTCATGATCAGTTTCGCCATTTGCCGTTTCTCACCCGTCGCCCGCTGTTTCAAGCCCCCCCAGTCATCAATGAACGAACGGAAGAAACCTTTGGAGCGTCGGAATTTCCACCCCCTAACATACTTGTAGACGCTCACTTCGTAATTTTCGTGCAATAATCGTTGGTCAATGTCTGTCAGCACGCGCGTGATATATCCACGTGTCGAAGTGAGACGGTTGAGTCCGTACACGCTTCGATTGTCGAGTAGAAAGGGGTATCCGTTCGGTTTTAATTCCGCGCGAAACGTGATTTCATCACAATGCAACGGCATGTCATCATCCTGCTCATATTTTCCGTCGTATGGTTCCGGTTCGCCCCACGGAAGCCACTCATCTCGCAATATGGACGGATACATGGAATTGCAGTCAACGTCGATAGCCTTGCCATACATCCCTTCCTTGACCAACATGAAACCGCCGATATAGGCGTCACGCAATGACTTTTTGACGTCGGTTTCCAGTTGTGGAAATTTGTCGTAATACCATTTCCATTCACCGGACGCGAACGCTTCCATGCTTGCACCACCTGCGGTGATTTTGCACAAGCCACGGTTGTCGTATTCTTTCAGGATGTTGAGCAGTTGCGTGTCGGTCATGGTGATACGGCAGTTCTCTCGTAAAAGATTCGATATGTCGAAAAATCGTGCGGAATTATCGCGGTCAACACGTGCCGTGAAGCTGAAAAATTTGCCTTTTTTCGACACTATCGCATCCCAACTCAAGCTAGCATTGTACTCGTTGTGCGGGAGGGAGTGTACGACGTGAGCCATAAACGGTTCAAGCAATTCTGGATCAGTCACGTAGACGGTGAGTTTGCCGCCTGACATGATGGACGCCAAAAGGCGATTGGGCGCGGCAATGTCGCGCATGACAGTCCCATCTGTAAAACGTATGACGTTATCCACACACCATAATCCCACTCTTTTATCTTGCCGCATGGTCATGGTACAACTTCCCTTGTTTGCCGTCCGCTACTTTTCCAGTGCGCCCGCTTCCGACATCCACCTGTCAAACTGCCGTCTTGAGCGCTGATAACCCTTGCTGTTATCACGGAATATCGATTTGAAGAGGTGCCGAACTGGGTCGTACACCGCCCAGTCGAATACGATTCGGGGGGCGTCGGTCTGTTCGATAAACGCGCGTTTCTGCGCGTCGGATAGACTGCGGAACCGCTTAAGGCGTTTCGAACCGAGCGTAGTGGCGAGAATCTTCTCAAACACCTCGTAGCGTCCGCTACTCATGTACGACGGCCACTCATGCTCGCCGTACAAGTCTTTACTCCGCCTGCCCGCTCCCCGCTTTTTGGACGGGATGCTTTTCCGCTCGGTACGCAAACCCAGTATTTCGGCGGCGTCATGCATCTGCTCAAGCAACTCGTTACGGTGGCCGCTCTCCAATTGGGAGCGCACAAACGCTTCATCACTCAGCACATTCGTCATTTGAAGAAAATCGGTGAGTTTTGACGGGATTATCTGATTGCGTCCGAAACCCTCACCGGTGGTTCCGGTGATTTCGGCCACACGTTGGTCATACACGCTTTTCGCGGGCATGGCCTGCGCCTTGTTCCATTCGTTGATTTTCCGTCGTGCCGCATTGATTTTCCGCTGCTGCTGCCTGAGCAGTTTACGCCGTTTCACCACCGGCTCCGCGCTGATCTGCGCATCTGTTAGAGGCGTACGCTGGGCGAACATGTAGTCTTTTTTCGTCGGTTTTTCTACGGCGGTGGCATGGTAGGGTGTTGCCTTCGCTTCCGCGATGGCCTGTTTCTTCTGCCGTTCCCACTCCTTGCCTAGCGTTTTGGCGATGTTGACTAGTTGTTTGTCTGCGGTTTTGGCGAGATTCGAGTGGGAGTATGAGCCGAGTTGTTTGACGTCGCGTGCGGCGCGGGCTTGCGCGGCCTGAATCTTCTTGACACGCTTGCGTTGCTGTCTATCTGCTTTGATGGCAATGTTGCTAATGTCCGGATTTTGGTGTGTGCGATAGTTTCGTGATACGACTGCGCGGGGTGCTGGCTTCTTCCTCTTCCGTGACATGGTTGCAGTCCTTTCAGATAGAGAGAGCACCCAATAAGGGTGCTCTCATGGTGAACTCACATTGCGATTATAGCAAATTCACTTCGTCTCTTCGTCCACCGGCTCAATGCTGAAAAACTTGAAACCGCGACGGGAACGGCGTTCGACCACCTTGATGCACAGCGGTTCCGCCCAAGTGTTCGGCGTGCCGAAGATGCCGAACATGGTGTTAAGTCCTGCGGCGAGGGTCGGAGAGGTGGCCGCGTACGCCTTGTTATCTTCGGTTACGATAATGACGCGCACGGTATTGGAGATTTCTCCCGTCTGGTCGTCCGTCACCTGTACCGCCTGTGCGACTGCGTTCGTCATGTTCAACGGCTCGTTGAGGTGTTCATCGAGCTTTTCGGCGTTCTGCAATGCGCTGTAAAGCTTGATTTTGCCTTCACGGGTCGAAGTGTCGATGAAGTGCTGGACGGTGCCGAGTTCGGTGTTTTCGGTGTTAAATGCGACGAGTGCGGTGTTATTGTTGTTTTCCATTGTTTAACCTTTCCTAGATTGTTGTTATTTGTTTTCAGGCTTGCGCCTAAAATCTTTTATATCACATGCCGTCATTATTTTCAACATCGGCGTGTCGTTTTGTATGTTCCTCTGGGTTCCACTTCTGCGGTTCCTCAAAAGTCGCATACTTGTAAAAAGTCTCTTCATTCATAGAGACTTTTTGCGAAAAAATGTTGATGGAACGCGGAATGAAATTCGGAAACAGTCTCTTCGCACGAATCGAATACGCGCGGGCGTCCTTAAGGCGTCCATCGATAACATGCTCGGCTTCCATGAAGTCGCCGTCCACCAATTCCATGCCCTTGAGCACGGCGTACACACGTGTGCGGAAAATATCGGTTTTGGTTCTAGCCATGTGTTCACACTCCTTGTAAGATTTTTTGCAATTCATTGTCATTATACCGTGTCGTGTCTAGTCTGTCAAAATTTTTAAACACGGCGATAATCAAGTTTTGTGCCTGCGGATTATCAAAAATCGTGCAACAGTCATATGACGTGCCGCCCTTGACCGCGCACACCGCACACCATGCAATCAGGTTAGGGGGATTGATGGAGCCGTCCAAATATTCGACGTCGAACGTGCGGGATAGTGCAGCGGCGAGTCCATCCCACATGGTTAGACTGCCCGCAATTTGCGATACCATGACCACCGCTTGCGAAAACCATTCGCTCGGGGCGTCCCGCCACAGTTCACACAGCATGTTCACGGCACGACAGCAGGTTTCAAAATCACCAAACCCCATGTCAAAGCGTTTAAGATTAAGCTCGCGCTTATGGCCTTTCGTGGCGCGGACAATACGCTTGCTTTCCATGATCGCGTCATCAAAGTCGCGCATGCAGTAGATAGAACGCCTGTCATCACCGCGCCTAAACATAATACCGTTCCTCGACGCGAAAATAGCTGATATTCTCCGTATGAGAGCGGATAGACGCCCACTTTTTAATCAAGTCCGCAGCATCCTTGTAAGAGGACGCGTAACCGACTTCGATAGGGGGTTTACGCGCGTCCCTCAAATATGCGAGAGCGACAAAAGTGCTATACATGTCTCAAAACTCCAATTCATCCACAAAATCACTGTCCCCATACAGCCACATAGCCGCCCACAATTGTCGGTCAGGGCAGCGTTTCGGCGGATTGGTGGCGCTCCGCTTATGCTGCCTCCCAGCCCAAAAAGCACGCAGCCGCCAATAACTGTCAGCGTCCGGACACGTGACGCATATCCACGAGTGTATCCAACCACGAAAATACATGGCTAACTCCTCTCCTTAAGCGGCGTGTCCGCAATGTCCATCGCATCCAACACCATAGCACGCATTTCAGTCGCCTTCGCAGGGTCATAGCCACATCGTGCGACTCCCACAGTCAAATTATACGCCAAGTAAAACAAATGTTGGTGCGTGCAGTATTCGATACGCACATCACCCCCCATATGAGGGCTATTGAATTTCCCAACACGAATATCACCATAACGCATTTCAATCATCCTCCCTAATCACATGCCACAAATAAAAATCAGTAGAGCGGCGGCAACCAAACACAATGTCACCGTGACAGCAATAAACGACATCACGTTACGAAAATCATCATGCGTGGCATCACTCAAGCCGACAACAGTGAAAGAAATACCCACCACAAGCGCGAAAAACAAAATCGCACACCCGATGAACCGTAAGACCAACAAAGCAACCACTCCTATATCATACCAAAAACAACAACAATACCGATAACGCATGCGCAAATAATAAGCACCGAATCGAACATATCACTCACCCTTCCTATTTGCATGATAGT